GGTGGAAAATGCACCTCGGATCTTGATACCAAACTTATCATTCTTCTGAGGCGCCTCGGGGCCGACTACGGATAAGCATGCGTACAATTGACCGGGTACGGTGGTATAATCTTGTTCAAGAGACATTATATTCTATACAGAACCCTATACTTTAAGCTATGTGACTTAAGTTAAAGTTTACGTCATTGGTATTATCATGGAAGATTTACGCCGATTACATAACGATGAAAAACGTTCACTGATTGAGTCCACGACGCGAGAAGGTGATAGTATTCTTGATGTGGGGTGTGGGTTCGGGGGTGATCTTCAAAAATGGTCGAAGGTACGCGCCAATATAAGTATGTGTGAACCGAGCCTAGACGCGTTGAACGAGGCACGCGATCGCGCTAAAAAAATGAAAATGCGTGTAAACTTTTACCATGGGGATATTCGCGCGTGTCCCAATAGAAAGTATGATGTCGTGTGTTACAATTTCGCACTCCATTATATTTTCCAAACGCGTGCATTATTTTCAGATACACTCAAAGAGATCAAAAAACGAGTAAAGCCTGGTGGGGTGTTTATAGGTATTATTCCCGATTCAGAACAGATAATGTTTAAAACACCGTTTACAGATTCATATGGTAATTTTTTCAAATTAAAGGGGACGAGTAATGGCGATTTCGGTGAAAAACTATTTGTCCACTTAGCGGATACACCGTATTATGCAGACGGTCCAAAGGCTGAACCTCTAGCACATAAAGATATGCTGATCACACACCTCGAAAATAACGGATTTACTATGAAACTATGGAAACCACTTTGCGGAAACCCTATATCCGAACTCTACAGTAAATTTATATTTGTATATAGAAATGATAGCACTGATCGTATTGCTGTTAATTAATATAGCCATGTTTTGTAATTTTAAAGAAGATCCTGTATTACTCGAAGTTAAGGAAAAATACAAAATATTCAGGGAACATCTGAAGACGAACGGTGATGAGAAATATCAAATGTTACATAATGAGATACCTATCGTTGCATACAGGGGATCTCTCTTATCGGGTGTCGGGTACAACTCAAATAAAGGGGGTGAGATTGGTATATGCATAGATGGTACATCTAATAACGTATTTCACGTACTCTTACACGAACTCACACATTGTACCGTCACGGAGTATTCGCATAGTACCGATTTTTGGGATAACTATACCGAACTCAAAAATGAGGCGATACGTATAGGTATATACGAAAACATAAACCAAATAACTCCTTTCTGTGGTAAAAAGATCGTCGATAAATAATGTTACATAAATGTATATGACTGAATTTAATCTCAGACAACCAACTGCGTCCAGGATACTCATATCATTGCTCATGTGGTTTGCGATCATGGCGAGTGCTTTCACCACACGTATTAAGATGCCCTATTACGTGAACATGTTGAATTTAACAGTCGCGATACCTGCACTTGTCTGGTATTTGGGAAATACGAGTTTAATTGTCAGTTTAAACACTATAAGTGTGATGATAACTCTATTGGTAGCTGCAGGGTTTCTCGTTACATTAACTGAAGCCGTTAAATGGTCAAAGTTAAAGCAGGGATATGAGAAATATGGCGAAAGTATGAAAACTGCATGGTTACCCATGGTCATGACAATGGTCGCGTTAATTTTAGGATTAGGGTCGGCGTATATGGTGACAGGTGGTCGTGTCCTTGACATGTATTAAAAATACTTACGAGCGATGTAGAACACTACAGCCGCTACAGTCCCTGTAGAAGCTAAACCGACCAAACTTCGGTTCCCTTGTGCATTCAAGAACCTGGGTACAGAACCCGCGAGTTTTTCTTGAATGGGCTTGCTAATAGCGACACCAGTCGCCAAAATAACGATAAGCGCCTCGAGTTGCTCATCTGTAAGGTCGAACGGGTTCTTTTTCTTTTTATCCGAGTTGCCACCTTCCTTCACGGCGGTGGCAGCCTGAGCGGGCTGGGGTGCCATCAAAACTTGTTGGTGCGACATTTGGACTGCACGGGGGTCGGCACCCATCATGGGCGAGTCGAAGGGTGAATCTTGAGATTGCATCATTACATCAGATATAGGAGTAGAATCCATACCGTCTTTATAATCACTTACATTTTTTTTAGGGTCCTCTGCCACAAATGCATTTGATCGAGAGTTGGAATCGATGGGAACCATTCCATCAGCTTCGTCTGATAAATTCAGTGTATATACTGGCTCAGCCATTTAGTGTACGCGTAGTTTTTTTAGAACTTTAAATGTCGCATTTTTTACATACAGGATATGTATCTAAAAAATGTTCCAAACGGGGCTCGAACCCATGACCTTGGCGTTATAAGCACCACGCTCTAACCAACTGAGCTATAGGAACGGTGCTTTTGGCTGTATTACTAGCCTCATGTATAACATGTGTGGGTGGAACACCACCCATTCAACATACGTGTGAACTCTTTAAGTGTATAAAGACTAGTGTATACTGTATACAAATGATACACGAATACGTGTCTGAGATATACAACATTCTAGGGCCTGGGTTCAGTGAACGTGTATATCACAATGCCATAGAGGTACTTTTACGAGAAAACGGCATTTCGTACGAGACTGAGCGTATAATACCCATTACATTCAAGGGGCATACCATAGGAAATCTTCGAGCGGACATAATCATCAACCGAACGACTGTAGTTGAACTGAAGACGGTAAAAAATATAACAGACGTGATGGTATCGCAAGCGAGAAACTACCTAAAACTGTTAAATTTACAAGAAGCGTATCTAGTTAATTTTCCACCGTCTGCTGGAGCTCAATCAGAAGTGATTCGCGTTACAGTGGATTAGATCGTGGGTATATATTCCCAGTGTAGTTCTATACATATCCTTTTCCATATGATATCCTGTTGATGTAACTTTTCTTTCGATTTCAAAAGAGGGAAATATTGTAAATATGAATCTTCACTCAAGAGTTCGCAAAATTTGTATAAAACATACGAATAACTCAAAAAGTTTTTACGTTCCGCTGGACGGTTATTGTCGAATGGTTTCTGAATATCTTTAAACATCATGCGTAGTTGTTCCTCGAGTTCGACCGGCATTTTAGGTGGTTTTATCCCACTCAAAATATTCGAAATATAAGGCACGTGTTCATAATATTTGTTAAGTTTCAATTTCTTTAACAACACCCTCACTTTAGCGTGTGTGATCTCGGTCAATTTTTTGATCTTGATCTTTTTGAATTCGTTCCGTAGTTGTTCTATGACTTCTTTGGGTATCGTTGTCATTTCTTGTGCCTGGAACTGTGATAACCATTCATTGAAATGATTGTCTCGTTTATACGAATAATTGATAACTTTCTCGGAAGTCTCCTGTTCCTCTCTATATGTAAGTTCCTGGCTTATTAAAACGTCTATAATCAGGCCACACGAGTCGCATACCATGTCACTCGTGTTTTGAAAATATACGACGTTACTCTCTGGACAATTCGCACATATATCCGTGACTACGCGTTCCGTGACCCGGGGTAATGATTTCTTTTCAACATCTATCAAGTAGTCCGTGTATATATCTTTCTTTTGTAGTCCTGTAGTCACTTTACAGTTGAACGCGTTATCAGTACTTACTTCTATAATTTTATCATCTGTTATGTACTGTTGAATATACGGCATACACTTGACTATATAATCCGACAATTCGCTTTGATATATATTCTTATTACATGGATCATCATCAATTTTTGACATCCATTCATCTACGCGGTTATTATACCGACTTAAAAAATTGCCTTCCATGTATATCAATGATTAAACTACTTCGCTCGCTTTTAATTAACACAATCTACACGTTTAAAAACGTTCTCACTTTTTTATTCAGTAAACATGATTTCACGATCGTTGATAGGTATGTGGAGTATTATGTCGACCACACCAAGGAATATGAAACGAGTGAACCTTTCTGGGAAAGTGAACGCGACCAAATCGAACCGAGTACAGCATCTTATATTGGGAGACTGGATATGACCGAAAAGATCCCACCGCCACCGGATGCAATTGATCGATTTATCATACGAGTTAAATTTTGGTACAATAATAAAATTTATAAATTTTTAACGTGTAATACTGAATATACATGGCCACCTACGAAAGCTAAGACCATGAGTTTCCATATACCTCTCTCGAGTGCGCAGTTATTAGACACTGGTGATAAGCCTGTAAAGGATGTTCTCGAAAAAATCAGACGGTACGCTGGTCCGTTTTCAGATTTTTACGGAGAGAAAATGAAGATAAGTGATATGTTTTATTATGATGAAAGTTTCATTGCGATGATGTATCCTAAAATTAAAATTAAAAATTGTTTTGGTATGATAAAAACCGTTGACACTGCAACGGGGTATCTTACTGATCTTCAACTACCTTAGTTGATAGATAAAACTTCAAGTCGCCCAAGTTTGCGACGTTATATTTCAGAATGAGGAACCGGTTCTGGTCTTCCTGCATGATTTGTACCGTAGAACACATACTAGTCGCTTTCGTGAAAATGTTCATGTACCTGAGTGAGTATGCACCCGACATGGTCGGGCAGTCGTCTACACACTGAATTTCCGTTTCCTGGTCAGCAAAATCACCCCTGCACAGTAAACGTAATACCTTACCACTTCTCGAAATTTCAATCTCATCACCTATATTAGACATATCCCTGCAAATTCTCTGGAAATCTACAGATGGTATGGGTGTATTTATAGTCATGTGCATTTCAGGAACCTCGATTTGATTTTCATTAATATCGAGTAGTTTTAATGCAAATTTGGTAGACGTCTTCTTCTGTTCGCTATGGATTTCAATATTCATGAATTCTTTGGAATTGACGGATATTACGAGAACATCATTGACCGTGATCGTTTTGAGAAGTTTATACATGTTAGTCATATTGATCCCACAATCGACTTCCTCTGCGCATACGTACTCTTCGAAATTTTCAGCCGGGAGATACATATCAATCAGCGAGGCTCTAGCTGTATCTAGAGTTACAATATACACACCGTCGGGTTTGAAATAAAGATTGACATCGTTTAATATATCCTTCAATACTTCAAATGTAGATTTGATGGCCGCAGCTTGTACGGTCACCAGTTTCATACTCGATTATTCGCGTATTATTTCTTTATATCACTATAAGCTTCATCATCAACCTTACGACTTATTTTTTCTTCTAATTCGCGCGTCATGGCAGGTTGAAGCGACTTACCATAATCATCAAGGCCGAACATTTCACCACTAGGTTCGCCGTCTAGAGTTGATGAAAAAATAGAACCAAAGTCACACGTTTCCAATTCTTGAACTGGTAGGAGTGACTCGAGCCAGTTGTGTATTTCACGTCCTACCAAAATCTTACCATTTTTTGTCAACATGGTCGGTACACGTGTTATCTTTGTCCTGAACTCGGGTGGTATTCCAGAAACCGTGACATTGTGGTATTGAACGATTTGTTGCAACTCTTTGTGTTTCTTGATAAAATCAATCACTTCCACACTGTGTTTGCATTTTGGGCTGAAGACCAGAAGAGACATCTAATGTAATTTATCAAAAAAAATATGATTGATAACGCACTTTTTTTGTACTCTATATTAATGTACAACCTGTTATTGTTAATCGTATTGATAGTACTTCTACTTGATACCAGGAAAGAGACTTTCACCACTAGGAGTACATATAATCAAGTATTGATAAACGACCCCGCCCCTAATATGAATGAATATAGAGAGGTGCAAAAACTCGAGGCTAATAGTGATATTATTTCAAAAATGGTTCTTGCGACCAGTACATACATACGTGAAAAGACTGGACTACCTAACTATATAATAGAAACGACGAGTATCCGACAATACAAACACAAAAATAAGAACCACATGTTATACAAGTGTATGTTCATGTGTGTGAAAATTGGTGGGTTTCCATTTGGATTTTCCGTTACATCTAATCTTATACTCGTGTCAGGTGATTTACGTGTCGTAGGTGTTCAATCACAACCACTTGATATAAAACCACCCAGCGACAAGACACCTTTCGAAAGTCAAATCGAGGGGTCTGAATATCTCGAATATGACACTATTCGTAAGGGTGAGTTAGATTTAATAAAAATTTAGTCCAGGTACTATTAATGATAAACGTGGAAGAGATTTCACAAATTGTCAACAAAAGGAATCGTATGAAAAAAGAAACATACGTAGAACTGTATAAACAAGTTACACGTAAAGTGCGCCGCGCCGTGGAAACTGGGCGTAAATATGTGGATACGGAAATTCCTTCTTTTCTCATGGGATATATAGCATATGACAGGTTGCAGGCGACCAACTATATTAAGCGACAGTTAGAAAATGCCGGTTTTGATGTCAATGTCATCGGACATTATGAAATTCGAATAACGTGGAAAGTGAAAAAGATCGATAAACCCAATGAAGACTCTATGGAAGAATTCCCAACGCTCATGAATTTAAAAAAGGCTGCGAATCGTTACAGGAGAAATGCGGAAAACGCCAGATAATAAAAGTCCGTATACTCATAATGGATAACCTGAACATTCTGGTTGAAGCTAAACGCGAATACATGGAACAACTCTCTATTCTTATCGCACCGGTCATGATCGATGTTTTTGATGCAATGTACCAAGAAGCCCACACATTATCCAAGAACCGAAAAGTTCTTATAATGTTTCAAAAATTATTGAAAGACGTGCCAGAGTGGAGTGAGACGATGGCGAAGCAGCACACGGATAATATCGCAGATCGATGTGCATGGTTCAAGGATTTGGTCGCGGCTGTATTTGTGAGTTCTGTAAAAATATTATCAGCTGTTCGTTTGAGCCAGGTTTCTAAAAAAATGGCTGTTAAACTGCCAACGAATGAAGTGTTTATTCACACGTGTTACAAAAATGCCGCGAAAGATCTATACAAGGATCCTTACGTGTTCACAGAAAATCAATCCGAACATAACAGAAACGACGCTTTGTATGATAGGTTCGCTCTTTGCGTAGAAAATACAGTGAAGGAGCTGATACCCGTTCAACAAATTTTACAAACGTACATGTCTGCAGGTGGCGAAGAATACATTAACGGTGAAGACGCTGACATGCAGCATGATGAAATTGATGAAGTTGACGAATACGACCAACCGGGTCTCGACGCCCAGGAGCAGTCGCAAATGAACGGGGAAATGCCCCCGATGGGTGGTGAAGAAATGCCACCTGCGGATGATATGATGGGTGATACATCAGAACACCAGGGTGAACTCATGGAACCAACTGAAGATGAAGAACCTTCTACACCGTTTCAGAACGAGTTTAGAACGATTACTTCAAAACCTATGAACCAGCGGCATATTGCTCCTCAGGATGATGAGGAAGATGAAGACTTGTTTTCGGATGCCGCTGAAACGCGAACTAAAAAACTTGGCTATTAAATATGGACGAGTACCTCAGAGAGCCCGCTTCGGCCGCATTAATAGCCGCCGGATTAACAGCCCTGTACATACATGGCAAAGCCCGTCTTAATGACGAAGGGACACTTTCGACGAGTGCCTACGCAAAACCTGCTGCATTAGTGGGTATATTGGTATATTTCATCATATCGAATGGACTTGGTAAACGTGAAACTATTTCAACTGATCCATTCTGATTAACTTAAAGATTTCTATCGTGTATTGTATATAATGACTTCCATTACCGCGTTTAATGACATGATGGGACAATTTCTTACGGAATTACATTCGGCATTTCCAGAAGAAAAGGGATTAAAAAAATACATGGCAGCATTCGAACTCATGCGAAGCACGAATGGAAGGATTATCGTTGAGGGGTTCATGGCGAATATCGCACCTCACGCGGATAAGATTAACGCAAAGGATGAATCATTTTTTCTCGAACAGGCAGGCACCATCGATTTTTTAAAGGATATTAACCTTTCTCGATGCTGGCCGAAAGCATCAGAAGGTACACGTAATGCCATTTGGCAATACATTCAAACCCTCTACATGCTTGGGATGACCATCACGGCCATCCCAGCGGAAACGCTCAGTATGATTGAAATGGTCGCGAAACAGTGTGCCGATAAGATGCAAAACGAAGATGGCGGGATGGAAATTGATGAAGCTCAGCTCATGAAGTCTATGCAGGGTCTCCTCGGTGGCATGATGAAAAAATAAACCTATATAATATAAATGGTATCGCTGTTTGACGATCCCACACAAATTGTCAGAGCTGATAAGGTAATTGAATTTTGGCCAACTAAAGTTCATACATCAGCGGAACGAGTAAACGCCACGGCTCGTTTTATTATTTACGCTACATGTATCTTGTATCTTATCAGGCGTGATGTACGCGTTTTCATTTTAGGATCTACCTGTTTAGGAGTTTTGTATGTTATGGAGATGAATAATATGGTAAAGGATGGTCAGGCTCGCCCCACAGTCGCGAAGGAAGGGTATGAGTCTGCATGTCAATTACCAACTTACGATAACCCGATGGCGAATGTGTTGATGTCTGATTTTGATGGCCGACCCGATCGTCCGTCAGCGTGCGACTATAACACAGTCAGGGCTGATGTTAACCAGAAGCTCTCGAGTACTATTCCGTATGGTCCCCAAAAATCCCGATCCCCCATGCCCGAATTTCAGCGCAATGCGTATGCTCGTCAGTTTGTTTCGGGTCCCGTGACATCTATTCCGGGTGACCAAACCGCATTCGCGGAATGGTTGTACGGCGAGAAGGATGGTTCGATTTGTAGAAGCGACAGTCGTGCATGCGATCCCAATGCACGAGGTGTGCAATTGGAAGCCTTCGGTGGATTGGATCCAAGTGGAGATATGAGGAGTGGCATGTTCGGTGGTGGAAATGGTCCAGCTTAGATAGATAAATATTCTCATGTAATAGTAAATGGCGTACCAACTCCAACCTGGTATGAATTTAGTTGAAAACCCCGCTCGACCTCCCGTGTGTGCGACTGATGAAGTATTTGTTTATCCCCAGCCCAGCACTCTTAACTACAGTTCGGGACGACCTAATACTATGTTGTACGGGACAGCTCCTTACATGGCCGGTAAAGGTTCCCCAGCTCAACACATTGAGACGAGTGACCAATTACGACCGCAGTCTACCAGTCGGTTCAATAAAATATTGGCTCAAACGTACGAACAGAACCTATTCCCCCTTCAAGACATGAAGTGTAAGCTCCCACTCCGGTCCATTTCATACGAACCTGAAAGTACACGCGCTGATACACAAAATCAGATGTTCATGAAGAGATATCCCAGTCAATAAAAATATTTATAACAATTAAGAATGGCAGACCCTATTTCAATTATAGCTATTGTCGGATTAGCCTACATAGGGAAAAAAATGAGCGATCCCAAACCAGAACTATACCAGGTTGCATCTAAACCTACAGAACGTCGTATTATAATTCAGGAAGAGGTGCCAAACATAGCCGAACCGGGATCAATCGGTCTCGATAATCTCCCGGAACGAAAAATAGAAATACAAAACTTTGGTGATATTGTACCACAAACGCGTACATCCGGTACCGAAGTACTAGAGATGCGTAATCGCATGTTTGACAACGGTCGCATGAACAACATATCCCCGATTGAAAAACAACTCGTCGGTCCGGGTATTGCTGTAGGTCCGGAAGTACCCGCCGCGGGTGGATTTCAGCAGATCGTACGTGTCAACCCCGATAATGTCGGTGCACACCGTCTCACAACCCTACCTGGTCGAAGTGGTCCGGCGCATGATGTATTCGGTGGACGTCGTGGAAAGATGGGTGACATTGCAAATAACCGCCCGGAAAAAACCGCTTTCCTCCCCGATCGTCGCCCGGTCGCAGGTGGTAGGTCTCAAGGGTTTGATGGACATGTTGTTCGTGGTGAGCATGTAAACGGAAAGCGTTTAACGAACCGGTCTCAGACAGGATCTCGTGATGACGGACTTGGCTTTTCAGGTGCTAAAAGTGTCGTAGCTGGTATGAAAATGGCACAAGATCCTACGCGAAACAAGAAGGATGGAAATAGCGAGCAGTATAGATACAACAACCAAATTGCACCAGGTGTTTCTTCATACGCACACGGATACCTTTCGTCACCTGCAACAAAGATAGGCGAGGATCGTGTGTATGGGACAGGACATACTGTAGAGGAGTTAAATAAGTATGGGTTCCGACCCGACGATCGTCGTGGTAAGGCGAACCGTATTGGTAATGCCGGTCGCATGAACGTTCGTGCGGGTGCCCTCAACCAAGGTGGTATGCCGACTGTCATGCGCGCGGATACTACACGCGTCGATGGTCGTTATGGTCCAGTGAGTGGTGGTTGGACGCAACAATACAACAATAACAAGTATTACAAATTCAACGCGTACAAGGGTAATTCTAACCCTTACGCGACGGATGAAAGTTTAGGCGTTGCGAAACAGCAGCTCCAGAATAACCCAGTCGCTCAGCAGATGATGTAAATAAATAAGAGTCGAGTAACAACACCCATTAAAATATTATCCATATATTTTAATGAGCGTATACACGTTAGATATAGATAGTAGTGAACGCGATCCTACTGTATACCCGAACCCTGCCGATTATGTGATCGAACTTAAAAACCCTATTTATGATGTTAATAAAATTTCCATCGCATCTGCACGAATTCACGCGAGTCAATTGTTAATCAACGATCGTAACAATACATTCACGGTGACAAATACGACGGATACTACAGTGGCTACTGTTACGTTAGATAACGGAAACTATAAAGGTACCACACTTGCGACAGAACTCGGAACGAAACTTACGACCGCAGTTGGTGAAACTGTAACCGTCGTATATGATTCTGATGATAATACACTGAAATTCACTGCGGCGAGTGACGAGTTTCGATTTGATTTCTATGGTGGAACGAAAGGGTTTGCGAATACTATATCCGGATATACAACACCACACGATATATTAGGTCTCCCACCGAGTAATGTTGCGTCGACTAGTAGCGTGATTACAACAGGGAGTATCAACTTACAGGGACCAGATGCACTTGTTATCAAAATAAGTAGCGGTGCTGAAGAGTTCAATAAAACGGTATATTCTGATACACCGTTTTATACTGGTCGTATCTTGATGTGCGGTGATGTGATTAATTATTCGGGGAAGGATGATATTGTAGAACATAATTTCGATACAGGGAAACAGGGGAGTATATCGAAATTACGAGTTCAGTTTTTTTATAGTAGTAATAACCAGCTCATACCGTATGATTTTAGAAACGCTAACCATATTATTAAGCTCTGTATTGAGGGTTCACGGGATAAACTATCCGTCCTCCCAGTCGTAAAACGTGATTTTTCGCTTCCTACACCTATGCGCATACCGGAATTTGAGGATCCGAATAGGTGGAATGCGTTTATCTATATATTTATGATAATCGTGACAGGTATATTTTTTTTAATATTTACAAGACCACGGCGAATTAGCGTGTGATCGCGTAGACGGGGGCCACGGGCTTCTTGACACGCTTTGACACACGGGAAATGACCATGTATACAATCACAGACAGGAGAGTGGTGAAAAGCGCTGTAAGAGCGTAGTTCATACCACCGTTCTTCTGGACCTTGACGACCTGATGGATGGTCCATCTCACGAGATCCATCCACGACAGGGCAGCCGCGAAAGAAAATCCAGCAACGACGGAGTTGAGAGATTGTGTTTCGAGTTCACGGGAGATAGCGAGCAGTGTATCGGTGGCAACTTCGGCGGACATTTTTATAATATAAGAAGATTTTATTCTGGTAACAACTCTTCAACAACTAGAATTTTCTTAAATTTGTCGGTACTATACCCCCTGACGACAACGCCATCGCCCTGGTCATCGTCACTGTCAGCATCGGAAACGGAAATAGATTCGTTATCGTCGCATTTAAATTCCTTGTATTCGGAATTTGTCCATCCTTCCAGGTCAGGACATGTTTCCATTACTATCGATTGCATTTTTTATCATTGTTTCTGACGGATTGGTTGGGGACCACCCATCCCACGCGTCATATGCATCGTTTATTTTCACGAACCTTTCATCATCCCCCGAATAAGGTTCAAACATACTTTCGTCTATATCATCGTCTATCTCGATATCATCTTCTCCTGAATCAGTATCGTCATATATTTCGGGGTAATAGGTTCCAATTTGCTGACCCACTGTATACATGGCACAGTATTTCATACAGTATTCCATATCTTTCGCGAGAATTGTGTCGCGACCACACGCCCTGGCGTAGTGTCCTGATAATACTACCGCACTTTCCAATACTGGTGTAATAATTTCAATCGCCGATTGGGCCATTTGGGAAGATGAGTCGTCCAGCTCCATCCTGGATGCGTAAGATATTATTACTAAGTGCGTAAACTCTAAGTTCTCTTTCATTCACTATATCATTGTTCAAACTCATGCTTATATTCTGATCTTTAATCACACTGAAGTTTTTCTGACCAGTTGGATACCATCGTTCAGGTTCAAGAGCAAAACTGTAAGAGTAAAATCTCCTGAAGAGTTGCGTTCGTGAGTGATGAATACCACTCTGCACGGCGCGCAGGTTTATGACATTCCCTGTAATTTTATCGAGAATGACTTCGTTATCAAGGGTCATTTCTAAACTTACGAGGTTTTCGTAGTTTGTATACCGTCTATTGTTAGGCCCGGGTGGGTACACTTGATCGGGGTGGTCATAATCAAATGGATGGAAAGAATTATGCTTGTTATTTTTTCTTAAAATTATAAAATAGAGTTCCTTCACTGGGTTAGTAAAGTTGAGTCTACACTTCGTCTCATCAAACCCATCTACTGTTGAGACGGGAATTTGGAACCTGTTACGCTGAAGCTGCGTGATAATATAGTCTTGTTTACCAGATTGAAGTTTAATTCGTTCGGGTTCCTCTAGTTGTATAAGTTCCGTGTGTACAGATATGTCGTCAATTTTAAGAGTGGATCTATCTAATGGATTGCTGTTACCGAAGTAAACCTGACCACCCATTCCAGAGTGGATACCACAATAATAATATAAGACACTTGGACTGCTACGTCCCTGTGCGTCTGTATCGTTCTCTGGTACAACGAACGTGTATACGGTATTATCACCGACGGTGGCAGATGTAATTCCCGTTGTGTATTGGGATAACGGCACCCCTGCACTACTGCGACCATCTTTATATATAGAAAATTTGAATGGATGATCCGTGTTCGTATTTGTATTGATCGTGAACGTATAAGTACTTCCTCGGTTCAGTGTGAGTGTAGGTCTGTCAACGTCGTCGATATGATACTTACCATTTCCACCTACCGTAATCGTAAAGCTCGATCTAGTATCATACGATTCAGTAAAAGCAAGGTGACCATATTGGAGGGAGTCTATACTCTCACTCAATTTAATTTCAATTTCACATTCTTGTTTTGTGAGTGCACATAGGGGTATAGCCAGTTCAGGGTTGTTGTGGAAATAGAATGGAATATCAATTATATACTTCGTTGGTGTTGTCGCTTTTCCTAAATAATCATTTATAATAGGTGGTCCTGCACTAACCCGAATTCCCGAGTCTTCACCGGGATACTTACCTATAAGTTTTGATAATGCCGTTTGTTTTGTTTGTGTGATATAATGCTCACTGTATATCTGCAACCAATCACGGGGGATACGTTGTACGAGCTGCCCCCCGATAACTAAATCTACGTGATCAATTATCGTGTGTCCGATAGATTCGTTGTACCCCTGATACGCATTTAAAGCTGGGAGATCCACGTGTACTCGTACACCTTTCAATAGGTCACCCGAACCAGCTGGTATCGTACATTTTACAGTATTACCGTATGCTATTTCACCCCTGACATCGTGTTTTACATCGTACACTGCAAAATTTGAATGCTTCCTGAATTGTTTTATGAAATGTGTATACTCGGGATTTTCTGTAAAAAAAACATCCTGGGTACCCGTCGTGGCAAGCTGGACCCGACCTGCCATTTCTATTATTAGATGTTAAAATTTTAAACCCGCTAAACCGCTTTCAATGTGTAATACATTATAACTAAGTGCGTACACACCGACATTGATGTTACGCGTGGTATCAACTGTCGTTGTCCCCGACGTTGCAGTAGGGACTGTGTCGAGTTCTATATCCAATTTCTTGTGAATAATACGACTCATGTTAAGTTGTCCGGTGGGGTAATAGACCTCCGGTTTAAGTGCAAATGAATATGTATAGAATTCATATGCTGGATCTGGACACCCGGTATGATACCGGAGCGCCTGTTGATATGCTAGATATTGACCGCTATGATCGAATACGGTTGCGCCGTTACATTCTAAATCGATATTCTTAATTGTCCGGTGATCTGATCGTTTTGTGTTGGTGGCTGAACCTATTGCGGAACCCTTTAAAATACTCGAAAACGACTGATCTGTTGACGATGCATTGAGAAGACGATCTTCTGTACCGAAATTATTTCCAATTTCTTCCTTCGCGAGAAACATGAGTTCCTTCACTGGGTTTGTGAATTTCAATAACACAGATTTTTTGAGTTCTCCCGGTTTAAACTGTACAGTCGATTTCTGTAACTGAGTAATTACATATTCCATCGGACGTGTGAGTAAAAAGTTCCTCTCGTCTTCTGTGATGAAATAGAAGTCGGTTATGAGTGAGGCACTCTTAATCGAACCTTCCGTGGTTTTCTCCCTTGTTACGAGACCATTAGTCGGTATATTGTATTTAAATGATACATCATCATCTAAATCCCTGAATGTTATACGAACTTCGACGAGTTGTTTTGTGAGCGCACACACTGGAACTGCTAAACTCGGGTTCCTGTGAAAGTAGAAGGGAAGATTAACATAGAATGTATTATAAGTATCTGAAACGGATAATGTTTCGTTATGACCGTTCATAAAGTAAAGAGACCCCCCCGAGTCTACATCGTCCCTGTTACTATGTAATTGATCGTACATGTATATATAGTCCCCTGTAAGTCTCTCGATGACTTGACCACCGATCACCAAGTCTGCATACTTTATTATACTTTTACCAAGTGGTATATTGTAATAGTGTTTGTATGGTACACCATCCGAAACACCGTTAGCTGATAGATTTCCGAGTTTTACCTTCAATATCATTCCTCGTATGAGATCACCTATATTAACGGGAATGCGACACTCTACAGGGTTTCCAAATGCGCTAGTGCCAGAAAATGGCATTTCTACAGACTCGGTTGAAAACCGTGTGTGTCTTTTGAATAACGTTACAAAATACGAAAACTGTGGATCCCCAGTAAGCCATTGATCCTGGATACCAGTGACAGCAAGTTGTACGCGACCTGCCATTCTTATTACATGTGAGTAAAATTTTATGAATTAAAACGGGGCGGTATTATAGATGGATTTACGTTTACGAAAATTTAATCCTGCATCAATGGCCGACGATAAGGTTCTTGTGTTCATCGGTAAACGTAATACAGGTAAATCTACGTTGGTAACTGACATCCTGTGGCATAAGAAACATTTACCAGCAGGGATTGTATTGTCGGCGACTGAAGAAGGTAACCATTATTATCAACAGTATATACCAGACCTATTCATTTACGGTGATTATGACAGGGAAGCTATAGAACGTGTTATGGATCGTCAGCGGAGATTGGTGGGTGCGGGTAAAAAGAATTGTGGCGCGTTTTTACTTTTAGATGATTGTATGTATGATAATAAATTCATGCGTGATACGTGTATTAGACAGTGCTTTATGAACGGGCGTCATTGGAAGATATTCTTCATGTTGACAATGCAGTACTGTATGGACTTGCCACCGGCACTTCGCGCGAATGTTGATTACGTGTTTATCCTCAGAGAAAACATTATTCAGAACCGTGAAAAGTTGTATAAATCGTTCTTCGGTATCTTCCCTACGTTTGACATGTTCAATAAGGTTATGGATTCGTGTACAGAAAATTACGAGTGTTTGGTTCTAGATAATACATCTAAATCTAATAAAATAGAAGATTGTGTTTTTTGGTACAAGGCGAAGATGCATAAAAACTTCAAAGTTGGTGCACCAGAGTATTGGGCTGAACATAAAAAGTCGTTTAATCCTAAACAGAACGGTAGCAGGATTGATCCTAAGAGTGCGAATGGGCGTAATACACAACTGAAAATTACAAAGACGCGATAATTTTCTACATATATCTCAGATGAGCACTAAGCGTAAAAAAACGAATAAGCCGACGAATATGAACTTTAGCCCAGGTCCTTCAAAGATTGTCAAAAGTTCAAAAGTTGTGCGTACATTACCTACACTACCCCAGGGTGTCGGCATGGCATGTACGAGACCGGGATATATTAGGTACCTTGACGAATTAAGAGCGCGCTTGTCGAACGTGCGTCATGAAGGAAAGCGAATTAATGTAAAGTTTTTAGAATACAGTGATAGCCTAAATCGGGGAGTTGTCTCGAATACGTCGGCACAGATATTAAATCAGAGACCTACCATCGATTTTAAGAATAATGGATCAAATATTCCCAGACTCGACGCGTCAGTGGGAAGTATTCATTATTTTTTAATTAGCATAACTAAGCGTGATAATCCGAATTTGGGACACGCAGTGAACGTCTTAATGGACACAGGTAGATCACAACCACGTATATTGGTATTTGACCCACATGGAAATCGTGCTATGGAGAGGAGCGGTTATGGGAGTATATTCCGAAACCGGATATTACCAAATATGAAAAAGATGTTCGGGAGTGTATTCGATAACACGACCGCGAGATATTACAATGGACCCAATTTACAAGCGAATAATACTCGAGGTGTTTGTACAACATTCCACTTAGACTTCGCACAAGCGATTCCGGCACTGTTAAATGGAACTGCGAATATACAAACGTTTAGCGGTCTAAATTTAAATATGGTTGGTCGTGCAGCTTTTCTAAACAACCCAACACTGGTAGCAACCGTCACGGGTAAACGTATAAATAAAACGAATATAATCACGCCACCAAAACTTACGATGACAATGGGATCGACATTTAAAATATCTAAATCAAGACCCAAATCAAGACCCAAATCATAGTGTGATATCAAGGTTTAAAGATACGAACATATACGTTGATATAAGATGTCTACATATAGCGTTGAACCTTGTACATTCATTTACCGCGTTTCGTCTCTAGCTAAAGTTGTAGATGGTGACACGATCGACGTCAATATCGATCTTGGGTTTGATGTATGCACCAAACAACGCGTCCGACTTTTGGGTATCGATACTCCGGAGTCGCGCACGTCTGATAAGGAAGAGAAACGGTTTGGTTTACTTTCAAAGAAAAAGCTCAAGGAATGGTGCCTAAAGGCTGTTGCATCTGAAAAGGATGATATTGATATCGAACTCAGGTGTCCGGAAGCTGACTCGCGTGGTAAATTCGGTCGCGTCCTCGGAGAAGTTTGGGTTTCCGAGGATGGGGTATGGACTAACGTGAACAAGTGGTTGGTCGACGAAGGGTATGCTGTACCGTACGGTGCACAGAACAAGTCGGAAGTTGAAGGACTTCACATGATTAACCGTCAAAAGTTGATTGACCGGGGTGATATTGAAGCGTAATTTTTTTATTATTATATATAAATGATTGGCAAACTACTGATACTAATTATTTTAAGTCTACTCATGGCCGCGGTGGTTATGTATTTTACGGAGCCAAAAAGTGAATTTCACGCGAAAGCTAAATTTTTCATGGCTGTCAAGTTGTTTGAAATCCAGAAAATGATCAATCCCGATGCGACGTTGATAAAAACAAAGAAGGAATAATATATTAAAGAATTACAACATAATAAATATAGACGTGCTCTTATAGTGTAGTTGGTTAACACTGTGGACTTTGAATCCACCACCCCAAGTTCAAGTCTTGGTGGGAGCTTACCCTTCCTTAGCTCAGTTGGTAGAGCAATGGACTGTAGTTCCATTTGTCACCTGTTCGAATCAGGTAGGAAGGACACCCGCCCCTGTAGCTCAGTTGGTAGAGCGCTAGCCTTGTAAGCTAGCGGTCGCAGGTTCGAATCCTGTCAGGGGCATCTTCTTTGTATTATATGACATACATCATATACTAAAAAGAGAATATTGATCTTAAAATTAACAACGTCATCGCGCGACGCAAGACTTATCTAAAACTCAATTAAAAGTTATAGTGATATGTATACTAATGATGAATATAGCAAGCTATTTACTTGCACCGGTATCTACACTCGTATGGAAACGCCGGGCGATGAAAAATAATGCATACGTCGCAGACTCACCTCCACCCATCGACACACCAAGTAAGTGGGAATTTGGTAGTTATTGTTGGAAGGTTACTGTTGAAGCTACGAATAAGAAAGCCGGTGATCTTGACAGGACATTTATCGGGTATAGTCAGAATATGGATATCGCAAAGAGGACTGAACTTGCATGCGATAGGCATAAGAAACCTGGAACGGTGTGTGGAGAGGCACAAATGTCCATGAAAGGGGGTGAATGTGATGAAGTTATATTCATGAAGTTAAAAAATGGTTCTAAGTTGGTCAGATTAACATATCTTTAAAATAATTCATATGGGTGTTTATGTATCCATAAATTGCATATCCATTTCTCACCGGAAAGTACGGGTTTACCACCGTGAATTGCCTTCGTGGTTGTATACCCCCAGTCGTTGAGAGTGTTGAATACTAGTACGTCACCCTTATTAAGTTTAAAGTCTTTACCTAGGGTTGGAAATGATGTCTCTCCACCTTCGTAATCATCGTTTAAAGCAATTATACACGTGTATAGACGGGGGTTCTTTTCATTTTCAAATGCATCTTGGTGAGGTTTATAAAAACCACCGGGTTTGTATTTGAGTACCTGTAAAAATTCGGCGTTTATAAATTGTCTATCTGTCAGCGATACACACGTTTCCATCAGTTTCTCAACGGTTTTAGAATCGCGTGGATCTAACCACGCTGTATCACTCTTACGTGTCGTTTCATCTACACCTTTAGCTAATGAGATCGTAGATGGTTTTAATTTGTCAGATGCAAGACTTATGATACGGTCACACGTCTTACTCGTGAAAACGTTGCGTATTACATGCGGTTCCTGATATTTTGGTCTGATGAAGATAGATAAAAGTATAAATGAAATGAGAATAAATATGATCATATATATCTATAAGATTATATTAGAAGGTGTTCGACATCTATATCTCATTCGTATTCGATCAATAACGCCGTTTGTATAAGTAGTCAATTCCATCAATTCATTTAATATTTCATTCTCGATCGTGGTATCCAAAACATATTGTCGCAGCAAATCTCCGACTGTATCCGTGTACATTGTGTAAATGTCCCGTACGTCGTTTATTTTGGAATTATATTTATCTCGAAACTGTAGCTCGCGTTTTAACTCAGTCTCTGTAATCTCATTAAGAATAAATTTCATCCGTAAATGTTTATTGTCTTCATATAAAAATGCGAACCTATATGTATTATCGTAATCTAGTCGAAATAATTCTAAAGAAACTTGTAGGATCATAATAGGCGCGTGTATTTGTAACAATTCGTTATGCGACGGGCGACCACCACATGGGATATCACCGTGCTCTCTCCCACGTTTCTTAAATTCGAAATAGTGTGGATTGTGTATTCGACCAGTTTCTATTCGACCAGTCTTCCAATCGAATGCGACGTGACACTGCGTGCACCATATTTGTGCACATCCTTCTATTTTATAAATCAATACGTTACACTTCGGACAGTGTTTCGTTTCTCGTTTTATAAGTTTCACAGTCTTAACAGTGTCTTTGTTACATTTATGTATCGGTGTCAACTCTTCGTTACACTTATTACAAAAAGATATCTTACATATTCCACAATTCCAGTTTTCATCTAAAAACCCGTTACATTCATTACCGAAACATTTCTGCGTGTAAATATATTCGTTGTTCATATCAGGGTCTATAGTAGACATACCCCTAAGTTCGTCATATATCATTATGATAGCATGTTTCAATTCGTCGCGTAAAAATAATTTAACTTTTTCGGGTATGTCATGTGTATGTTCCATCTGACCCAATATATAGTACAGGTATACATACGAGGTTCGTAAATTTCGTATTTTTAGTTCACGAATGACATGTGGTTGTGTCTCTGGCAGACGCGCCTTTTCGCGTTCGAGTAAAACATTCTCGCGGTGTCTTCTATAGTCTACATTCCTATATACAGACGAACAATACGAATCGACGAGTTCTCTATTGTGTATATTTTTACACCCCATACAATGTGCATCTTCCATAACTGATAATAAATATTTCTGACTACACGAACGACAGGATTTTAAATCACAAAAAGGGCACTCGGCCTTTTTGTGATTTGAATTGTTAATCTTTTCACAACAAACATCACAACATTCCATTGGTTAAAGAATGAATGATGTCTTTAAATGTTTCTATTACGTAAGTTTGTTTTAGGACGGGCCATATTTTTCATAAAGTCCTTGACATAAGCGTCAGATACTTTACCCATGTTCGAGGGTTTAGCGCGCGTTTTTGTAAGTGTTTTAACACTGGACTTGGATGTGGGCTTGGGTGTAGGCTTGGGTGTAGGCTTGGGTGTAGGCTTGGGTGTAAGTGTTTTTTTAGATACAGCACCCGGTCTCTTTTTTTGTGTTTGTTTAGACTTCATAAATGCCTCGGTAGCCTTGCGCATTTTTGCGGACATACTCTCAGTAGATGGAGGTGGAGATGCCGCTTTTTTTTTAATTGGTTTCGATACTGTTTTTCGTCTTGGGATAAGGTTACCTATGGAAACTGCTTCGGTAGCCCGTGTACCCTTAATATATGGGTGAGTAAACAATTTAGCGAATGTTGGTAAGTTCATTTCAGCGTTTTTGTCTGTAGGTTTCTTTAAACGAGCTTCGTATATACGGTTACCCGTTACTCCTAGGTATTTACTCGGTAAGACGTCTCGGATAAATTTCAAAGTACTTTCGTCCAGGTGTGCCTCACTGGTATATAGACTATTCAAGAAGAAATGTGTATCATACATTTGATTGTTACCCCTATAGACACCGTAAGGTAGCAGGTACTCACCTCTGACATTTATTTCGGGATTTTTTGTAGACGAGTTAAAACTCAATCCAAAATCAATAATACGAACTTTACCATTAGTCGTTACAAAAATATTCCCGAGATGTAGATCATTATGTCTAAATGAAGGACTTTTTTCGTGTAACGTTTTAAGTATTTTTAAAACCTGTCTAACGATTGACTGAATTTTTTTAGGATCTTTTTTCAATTTGGGTAACAATTCTCCAAATGTCCTCCCGTCTAACAATTCGGAATATAACCGATCATCATTTTTACATCGTTCGAGTGCGTACACGTTCGCAGCTGAATTTTCACCAACCAAATTAATGAATTTTTTAGTGAGGTTATGTTCAGCGGTGAGGTTGTCTTTTGATACCTTTAAAGCAAACTTTCTCTTACACGCGTCATTCAAGCACGCCTGATACACAGTACCATGTTCACCCTTACCTATTTCACTAACACCCTTAAACCTATTCATAGTCGTTGAACATGGTGAATTCGCCACCATACGTTTGACTGACGATTTCGTATCAGACATTCTTATATTTTACATAGATTAAAATATATATATGTATTATAAAACATGCTCGCGCTGATTACCCTGCTCATCATAAACTTACGGATTTTCATGACAATGGACAAGAAAAATGCATTCAAATCGTCAACAGAAGAATATATGTCAGAGACTGGCGACTCAGGCGAATGGACTATATACGGGTCCATGGGTTGTGGGTGGACTCGTAAACAGCTTGATTACATGAAGAGTAAGGATAAATCCTTCACTTTTGTAGACTGTGATAACGGAGAATGTGACGGGGTCGAAGGTTTCCCTACGATGGTACACTCTTCTGGGGAAAGGGTTGTCGGGTTTAAGGAAGTTTAAATCCCGCGGACAACTTGAATAGAAATGGAAAGGAGGAGTGCGTCAAGGAACGTGCTCAACGGCTTGAGCACTGAAATGTGCTTACTGAGCGAATTGTTCCACGTGAAACGAAGTACGAATGTACTCACGAGGATCGAGAGAACCATCATCAGGATTTCTGTGAGCGCGTCCTTGTTGCTTTTCGCTTTCATAATATCTTTAATCATTTACTATGTGTACAGATTTTTTTTCTATTGCATATATAATGAGTAAAACTCCCCCTATAAATGGGGCTGAACATACATTCACGAGAAGAAAGTGGGGTGGAAAGGTTGGGAAAAATAACAATAATTGTTATGCGTACGCTATGAATGATTACCAGAGATACCGTGGCTGGAAAAGTCAGCCTGGGGAACGTACTGGATCGACGAGTTCTGGTAAATATGTAGACTGTGGGAAAATACCCAATTTAGTGGTATCAGACAACCCTAAAAAGGTATACATGGTCAATGGTGGTACGAAATGTAAACCATCGTATTACAAGGTTATGTTATTCGTGGCTACATGTAAAAAAAGTAATTATTTATGTCAAGGTGATTTTCATTTTTATAAGCAGCATAGTAAGACTGAATATAAAGTGAAAAAGGGTGATACACATGAGAGTATCGCTACATTTTTCAAGGTACCCACGCTACGCGTTAAGCGTGCAGCGCTTGTATTACAACCGGGTAGGGTGATCACGTTTAAGGCTGAGTTTTTCAGTCATAAGCGTGGGTGGGCTACAGGACCCCTTGTCGTGGGTGCATCTGGTAAACTGATTACAGATCCTAGAAAGATATCCAGGAATTACGCTGGATTGAATTACGACAGGTATTGTAGTTCATTCTGTGTTAAGAATAAGGGTATTAAGGTTGGACATACTCACCCCAAAATCAGAAAGTAAACTTTCCAATTCGTCTGTGCTGTCTACATCAAAAAATGCATCCAACGTGTCAAATATATAGGCGTCATCTACTTGAGTGACCACGTTAGAGTCGTGAATTAAATTTTGTATAGTAACAGTTACTCTGAAATTACTTCCATCGAAAATTTTCCTGCATACTGGGCATGTTTGTTTACCCCTAGATTTCCAGTCCTCTATACAGTGAGAGTGAAATACATGACCACACCGAAGTGCTGGGTTTTGTCTTGTTTCTCTCACTGGATTGAGACATATTGCACATGTTGTGCACTCTGATGAAAAGCCCATATAGTTGCTATGACTTTATTTTTCTACTTTTTACTCAGTTAATTGCGGACAAGTCTAGTGTAGAATCGCATAATCCACACGGACTTCCATCGTTCGCGGGTGGGGGGGTTTGGTGGAGTTCGGGTCCCTTCTGTTGAAGCAATTTACGGAAAGAGTAGTTATCTTCGGGGGCGATACCGTGTTTGGTCTTCAAATAGTTATCGTAGAGCATTGACGAGTTGTTGATTGTATGACACCTGCCATCGGCCATACCGAGTCGCTGAGACATTTATATTACAATTAGAAATTAATTTGTCTATTCGTGATCGTATTGGTCCAACTTTCGAACCCAAGTTTCCGAACCCTTTCAATCACCTTATCTATTTTATACCCAAAATATTCGTCAAATTTATCACAAATTTGCGTTTCAGATACCCTGATGTCTGGACATTCATTTATATGCTGATTGATAATGTTATACGCGAATACGATTTCTTTGAGAGTTTCTGCACCCGTAATGATAATTTTTCCAGTCCCAAAAATGCTCGTAGTAATCTCTTTCATGTCTTCGGCTGGTTTAAATTTAATTTTAACTGCAGAATATCGATCGGGTTCAAATGAAACCTTGAAAACGCTCGAACAGTTTTCAAAATGTTGTGTCGTTTTCATAAGGTTAATGTTATAGTTCAAACTGAAATTTGAGTTGATCATCACGACACGAAACGTATTAGCTGGTGGTATAATATCCTTATCAAATGACTGTAGGATATAGACAAGCCCGGCGATGATATAGGTACAATTGAATATATCCTCACAGCCTGCCACCTGAATACTTCCATTCGGGAAAATTTTTATTGATTTTGTACTGTGCCCGTCATCGTACGTGAGTGTTATCTGATTGTAGAACGTAGTCGGTTTAATACTCCAAATGATCGGTGTATTGTCGACAGTCTCCCTGTGTAGTTTGATATCCTTGATTTCCTCAAACACTGTACGAATTTCGTTCACGTTTATTTGTTTAGAAAACGACGAGATCATCGTGATTGTAGTTAGTTTGATACGGGACGGTCGAACGCGTTCTGGTATCGCGTTTCTAAACTCATCCTGTGTGAGGATATACGAAAACGTATTGTTTGCTATTGACGAAAACATTTGATTTCGGGAGTATTAAAGAATGACTTAAGTTGAAAAAAGTATTCTGTAAATATATAATGCCGTGTCAAAAATGCAGAAAGAAGTGTGGTGTTCCAATCGATTGTAAGTATTGTTCGGGACACTACTGTTCAGGATGTATTCAATTGGAAAAACATGATTGTCAAGGGTATGATGTTAAAAAGAAAGAGTACTTAAACAATTTAGAGAAACAATTAGAGTTTAAACCAGAATGCAAATATGCCTTCATTCGTTAAACGTGCATCAGTTTTCACGAATAAAAGGGGTATAAAGTGTGTCGAAGTTAAATATTCTCGGTACATCGATGGAAAGGGATACGTGATTATACCTGGGTACTTTGAAACTGATGCAATTGGGGGTTGGACCTTGATAAAACCGATAGACGGTGAGAACCGCTATGACGATTTTCTGAATACGATGGTGAAGAAGACGATCACAACCAGAAGGCAGATGGTACTGATCGAATTGGATAATGTACTGTGTTCCAACTATAATGTATATTCGCTCATACGTATATTGAATACGATACGAATTATAGACCCTACATTTATTCCACCATTTATTAACATCACATGTGCGTGGCAGAAAGCGTATATACGTGAATTTTGCCTTAAAACATTTCCGGAAGTTATTCACAATTGTCGCAGCGACAGGCGCCTCGACGCACTATTTAACGTCTTACAGATGATAGAACAAGGATTGTAACAACGATTAACGCAATTGTAAATAAATCCAACGTTTTCATATTCTTCACTACGTTCTTAACACTTTGTATAACCGGCTCAACACTCAATAAACTACTGTCATCCACCCCCATATCTATATTTCTTCCTGGAATGAGAGGTCTAGATATCCTGCATTCAACATTAGACGGACGACACGTGTCAATCACTTTATCCCCAGATGTTATCCCGGTTTCACATATATATGTGTTATCGTTCCACAAATTTGCTTCACTCTCTACAGGTTCTTCAAATTCCTCAAATGGGTGAGGTTTACCTATAGCCCCTGGTAATGAAAATGTACGCTGGACATATGGATTTATTTTATTAATACTATCTTCATCGCTAAGCATATACTTGCTCATTTATAGTATCATGAGATATATTTTTTGTGTGTCATTTTTTTACCGTGTTCCATCCACATCTGATCTAGGTCAACATCTAACATGTGTGCTAACTGGAATAGATAACTGAAAACATCACCCATCTCCATCATAATATCGATACCTCGTTCCTTTTTGATATTAGTTTTTTTGAACATCTTTTTAGACTGACGTATAGCGGATGCGAGTTCGCCAAATTCTTCTGTGAGTAAAAGCCACACTGTGTTAATTTCTGCACGGTCCCATCCTTTCGCCTTGCATATTTTCTCCGTTTCACTCTTATAATAGTTTAATGACGCCATCTTATATGGTAAACACACTATACCTTTATACACCTATCTTATCATTCTTATCAATCTTAAGACCAAACGTACTTGTGTTTGCAGGTGCGATAGGTGGTACTGCCATCGTGTCTATGTCACGGATATAACCCATGTATTGTGCAACTCCAGACTGGACTTGCGAGAGGGCGGTTTTGATTACGACACCGTTCATAAACTTAACCTGTTCGTTAATCCTGGTCCTGTGGTTGCTTGCATTATTGATGAACACGCTACGCATGATGGCGTACAAATCATCGGGGTTTTGGTAATCGATTGATACACCCGTTTTATTCTTAAACGTCTGGCGGATCGCTTTCTGGAGTAAGTTGCGATTGAATTCGGAAAAAAACAACGTGTTGAGTGGGGTGGCCGTCTGTTTCATAGAATTTAAATGAAGAGCGTCGCACATTTAATATAATCCAGGAAAAAAAGTATGTGTAAAGTATAAATGATAGCCGCTGCTGATTTCGATGAAGCGTATGCCACCCAATCGTGTGAATACAAAAAACCAGAATGCACCGCCCCGGGGTGTTTTATAGGTTCTTACCCACCCATATCCAAGGCGGGTGAAGAAGGTCCCTTTTTCGTGAATACAAGTTTTCTTCAGCCCAATAGGTATGCTGAGACAGTGGGACCTGTACCGATTCGAAGTGAAGACTTCAAATGTAATTAAAAAGTAGAGTAGTATTATTTATATAGTATGAAAGTTATTAAACGTTCCGGTCATGTTGAAGACGTAAAATTTGATAAGGTCACCAACAGGATCACAAAACTCATGAGTGATCCATATGATCTCTCTACCGGTGTGGATGCATCTATGATTGCACAACAGGTATTTTCTTCGATGCACGATGGTATAACTACACAGGAAATAGACACACTTTCAGCTGAAATTTGTATTGGTATGATTACGAAAGATACCGATTACGAAGTTCTTGCGACGCGTATCATCGCGAGTAACATTCAAAAAATCGCCCCCAGTAATTTCCATATCGCGATGAAAAAATTAAATAAAGCTGGTATAATTACCGATGAAGTTGTAGATGTTGCTAATCGTGTAAAAGATAGCATCGCCTCGAACCGCGATTTCACATTTGGCTATTTTGGTTTGAAAACGTTAGAGAAGTCGTATCTACAGAGAATGGATGGAAAGCTCATGGAAACGCCGCAGTACATGTTCATGCGCGTCGCTATCGGAATTCACGGCCAGGATGAAGAGAGTGTACTGGAGACATATCACCACATGTCGTTAGGTAATTTCATCCATGCCACGCCCACTCTATTCAATTCTGGGACACCCCGGCCTCAGATGTCATCATGTTTCCTGATTGCGAATAAGGGTGACTCCATCGACGGTATTTACGGTACGCTCACCGAATGTGCACAAATTTCTAAATGGGCTGGTGGTATCGGTCTGCATATTCATGATGTTCGTGCGAATAAGTCGAAAATTCGTGGTACGAATGGACAATCGGATGGGATCATTCCCATGTTGAGGGTGTTCAATGCAACTGCACGGTATGTCAATCAAGCTGGTAGACGCAAAGGATCCATTGCTATCTATATTGAACCCTGGCACGCTGATATCATGGAATTTCTCGAATTACGCCTTAACCAGGGTGATGAAGAGTCTCGGTGCCGTGATCTATTTTCAGCCATGTGGATCCCTGATCTATTCATGAAGCGAGTTGAAGAGAACGGTGAATGGTCTCTTTTCTGTCCCGATACCGCCGCTGGCCTGTCTGATGTGTACGGTGATGCGTTTGAAGAACTCTATACAAAGTACGAACGTGAGGGTTTGGCGATTAAGACTATTCCAGCCCTTGAGGTATGGAAGTCTATTATCAAATCACAGAGTGAGACTGGTACACCTTATATGTTATATAAAGATGCATGTAATTCCAAGTCGAACCAAAAAAATCTAGGGACGATTAAATCGTCTAACTTGTGCACTGAAATCATCGAGCACACAAACCCCGACGAAACGGCGGTATGCAATCTTGCTTCTATCGCACTTCCCAAGTACGTGAACGGGACTGAATACAATTACGAGGAGCTTCACCGGGTTACTAAAATCGTGACAAAGAATTTGAACCGTGTCATCGACCGCACGTTTTACCCGGTTAACACCGCAAAAACCTCTAACATGCGTCATCGTCCCATTGGCCTAGGTGTACAGGGGTTAGCTGACGTGTTTTCCATGTTACGCATCCCATTTGAAAGTGAAGAAGCGAAGGTAATCAATGCAAATATTTTCGAAACCATTTATCATGCTGCACTGGAATCCAGCTGCGAACTCGCGGATAAGAATGGTTCGTATGAAACATTCGACGGGAGCCCTACGTCTAAGGGTATTTTACAGTTTGATATGTGGGAGACGAACGATACGACGCGTCCCCATTCCGGTATGTACGACTGGGACGCCATGCGTGAGCGTGTGAAAAAGGGTTTGTACAATTCTCTTCTAGTCGCACCTATGCCCACTGCGAGTACGGCTCAAATTTTAGGTAATAACGAGTGTTTTGAACCGTGGACTACGAATATATATCTTCGTAGAACTCTTGCAGGTGAATTCGTTGTCGTAAACAAACATCTAATTGAGGACCTCAAGAAGGTGAATATGTGGTCAAAGGATATGAAAGATCTGATGGTAAAGGCTGGTGGCTCGATCCAAAATATCACCGATATCCCCGACGATGTCAAGGCGTTATATAAGACTGTATGGGAAATTAGCCAGAAAACCATCATAGATATGGCCCGTGATAGGGGGCGATACATAGACCAGTCGCAGAGTATGAATTTATTTATTGAGAACCCTACACTTTCTAAATTGTCATCGATGCACATGTATGCTTGGAAATCTGGTCTCAAAACTGGTATGTATTACCTGCGTAGTAAAGCGAAGGCTCGTCCTATTCAATACAGCCTTGAAGCTGAGTGTACGGCATGCTCGGCTTAAAGTTTTGAATGTATGAATGATTAGATGGCTAAATTCCACACTTTTATAAATGACCTGGATATTCTAGAATATGATGGACGTAAAATATCTCTGTGTACGAATGAGGGCAAGCCTGCACGCATTCAATTACCGAGAATGTATATGCCTTTCGGTATGTCAGGTTTCACGCCGGTAGTCGGCAACACCAAGTGGAACGTAGACTTTTCATTGAAGGGATACGACGAGGAAGAAAACTACATAAAATCTTTCTATGAAACCATGCTACAGATCGAAACTCGTATCATTGAGAACGTGGCAAAACAGAGTATGGATATATTTAAGAAGGAAATGAGTGTTGAAGAACTTCGTCCAATGTTTAATTCAAATCTCAAGTATTCTGAGGGTCGGGAGCCTAAATTCCGGGTTAAAGTTGATATGAGTGGTGCTGGTGCGATCAAAACTGGTGTGTTCAATAGCGAAAAACAGCATCTAAAGGACGAAATCGTTGACAAATTGTACGCGAGAAATTCTGGGGTTGGGATAGCTGAAATGTGTAGCGTGTACTTTCTAAACAGGCAATTCGGTGTTACGTGGAAGTTGCATCAACTTGTTGTGCATGAGCCACAACAACTTAAGGGGTTTCAATTCGTCTTGTAAGTCTATTTACCTTCTAATAAAATTTTAAAAATCATCTGTGCTTCTTTTAACAATCTACCTTTTACTATACCATAATCATTTGGGTCTATTTTCAGCTTGATTTTTGCTACGCGGACCGCTTCGTCCCACTTAGCAAGTGTCATTGTATTCTAATATATCACTTCATTTTTTTTACGAGCGTTTTATACTTCTTAGTACCCTTCCTGGGGGCGAGCTTGAACTCACCCTTCTTGACAGGCTTGAAAACCTTGACCATCGCCTTTTTACCCTCATCCTTCATACGCTTCCTGGCCGCAGCGACGGCAGCCCTGCTTTTGATATTCCCGTATTTGTCCTGGACGAGATCCTTTTTCGTGAGGCCACCTGTCGTTTGCGCCGCCGCACCGTGGAAAACTTCCGCTCGAGAACCTTCTGTTGTGAGATACATGTTTATATACTATATCACCGGAAAATTTTCCTGATAGCATCGATTGATTTTTCGCGTTTACTAGGGATTTGACACTCTATACGCTTGTCGTTAAGTACATCCGCACATAATACAGATTTATGTCCTTGGAGTGAAATCATTGCCAAATCTACACTTTGAAAACGTTGCGTGTCGTTATATGTAAACTTCTTTACGTAGACTTCCTTCGTCTGACCAGACCTGTGACAGCGACCAATCGCCTGTAGTTCTGTAGATGGATTCCACGATGGTGCCATTATATACACGCGGGTAGCACATTGTACATTCAGACCAACTCCACCACATTTAATTTGAATTACGAGTAGACTACCTTGGGATGCGCGTTTAAACTCCTCTAGACGCGTGTGCCTTTCATCTTTATTGATAGATCCATCGATCCTATATGTTTTCCCTTCAAATAGAGAGCAAATTTTATCCATTTCACCCTTGTATTGACAGAATACAACGGATTTCTCATCTGGGTGTGTATTTACATACTTGTATAAAGTATCCATCTTATTTGAACCCGTTTTCCATGTCGTTTTTTCCCGTTCTTCCTTCTTCGCGACACCGTCTAGGTATAATTGCGGCCATATCATAACCTGCCTGACGCGTAAGAGACATTCTAAAATGTGCATATTTCTTGACACCTGACTAATCGATGTACGCATGATATCACGAATTCGTTCCTGTGCGTCTAAGAAAGCCTCTTCATATAATATTTTTTCATCTTCATACATATCCAATTCAACGTTTTCAAAGTGGCAATATGGAATGTTGAGTATACCATCAGCCTTTGTTCTTCGAAGAATGTAAATATCCTTGATATCCTTGTGCATTGCCTGGACCGTGTTTTTAGAAAACCCGATAAACATACACAGGGATACAAAATCTTCCATTGAATTGAATACAGGTGTACCTGTTACCGCCCATTGAATTTCGGATTTAAGTTTGATAACCGATTTAAATGTACGCGTCTGTCTGTTACGAATTTCATGCGCTTCGTCGAGAACGACGCGGTTCCATTTAATACCGTGGATAAGGGTTGTCTTACTATAGAGCATACTGTAAGGACATACCACTATATCAGCCTTCGTGAAATCATTCACGTTTTTAGTCCTATCGGGACCGTCGTATATTAGAACAGAGAGACCGGGTGCAAATTTTGCGATCTCTATACTCCACTGCGTGACGATTGTCTTGGGTACGACAATCAAGGTTCGTGGCTTGGGATTGCTCAGTATAGTTGAGATGATTTGAATGGTCTTACCCAGCCCCATTTCATCGCATAGAAACCCACCCTTGGGTCCTGTTTTTTGTTTTTCCATTGCGAGCATCCAATTGACGCCATCTTCTTGGTATGGGGCGTATAATGTACCGTTTAGTCTGTATCTGTCCATGGCTTGATGGAAAACTGAATAATGTACATCGACTTAGGTCATTTATAGTACTTTAGCGAATGTGCTGCCATGAGTACGTAAAATAATATGATAAGTGTTTCAGATTCTACGAATATTTCTGCGACTGATTTCATATACTGTACCGATACATCGGATGTGTTTGTAAAATCTACAACATAGGGTATCACTCTACTCATACGAGGCATACGATTACGTTTGACGAGATGGGTAGTACGTTTACTTACAATTAAACTAACACGAGCTACGCGTTGGATATTACCGTTCATACTAGTCGCTACAATATTTATCATCCGGGTCTGACGCCACTTCACAAACGTACACCTTCTCCTTTATGATGCGTTTCTTTCTCTCTTTCGGTTTTGGGAGTTCGTCTATATGCTCTCTAAAATACAAGACTTTATCCCAAAATTCTCGCATTATCGGAAGATACGTTTTCCACCATTCGCGGTCACGTTTAACATTGACAACGTCGAACTCCTCTGGTTTTGGCCAATTCGTGGCGGCGGGTTTGTATTGGATGAAATCAGCCTCTTCGAGATCGAGAATTTCCATACAGAGTTGTAACTGTGGCATATAATGCTCAGGTACCTCCCCTGGTATAATCTGTCTCTGTGGGGGGCATTTGATTTCGATGAGTTTCCCCGAGTCGGAAACACCGTCGGGACTTCCGCCTAACCACGTCTCAACTGGATGACCACACAACCCAATTTCATGTACAACTTCATTGTATCTCTGTTCATAAAGAATGCGGGCTTCATCTTCATACAATTCACCGTGCCGCGTGGCATCATTTCCGAAGAAGGGTACACCCAATCCACATTTTTTTAGTAGAAGACCGTCCGGCGTTTCATACTTATTTTTTCCAATCGCAGTTGCAGCATCACTTGCGGTGAGCATGGTTTTTCGCTGGTTTAACCACTCTTCCGACTTCTGTGGTGCATACTCCTTCTCCAGTAGAGCCTTGACTTTCGTGTCCATTAATTAATTGTTGCTCTAAACGTTTAAGTGTTAACCTGATATGTTTACTAGAATAAATGGTCCCCTTTTCTTTTTTGTCGTTCTTTGTTACTCTCTTTTTATGGGAATAATTATCGTAACTCATCGAACTATACTTATTAATGTACGCACGGTGACTTAGGTGGATAAAAAAAGGCTCGCGCGGCATTCTGTTCCGCTTGTTTTTTATTTTTAGCGTACCCACTTCCCAAGCACACGCCACCCACGATTACATTTATATAGAAAATTCCATTTTCGTGATTTCCAATTGAATATACAGGTAAGTCTAATGCATTCGTCTGACAATACCGCATGAGGTGATCTTTGAAATTATCATCGATCATGATAGATTGAAGGTTTATATACTCTGGGTTATTATAGATACGAAGAATAAACTCCTTTGCGTGTAATAAACCCATATCCATATAAATCGCACCTATGAGCGCCTCGAACACATCTTCTAAAATCTTCGGGTTGTGAAACCACTTGTTACGCATACCCTTTTCATCCATTCTGATCCATTTATAAAGTTCAAGTTTTGACGATATGGTAGCCAATGTTTCACCCCGTACAAGCTTAGTGCGAGCCTTGGTTAAGAACCCTTCCTGGCGTGTCTCATACTTATCATATAAGAACTTCGTAATAACAAACCCCAATACCGAATCACCAATGAATTCGAGTGTCTCAAATGAACCGGATAACTCGTCGTCCTCCTTTAACGCCGATTTATGGGTAAACGCTTTTTGGTACAAATCTATATTTGATATTCTTGTACCAACAAGGGTTTCGATAGTTAATCTATCTATAATAGTCATGTTTTTATATGTTGTTATTTTTTTAAGCTTCAACCTTTGTGTAGTGAGGGCTCAAGAACTTCTGGAGGTTCAGGAACGTCACTTGAACGTCAGTGGGGGGTTCCAGCAAATCGCGAAGCTTCTTGTCAAGAACGAGGATACGACCGTTGTCGGGGTGCTTGAGATTGTTCGCCTTCACGTACTCGTTGATGGAGCGAGTGACAGTACTGCGCGAAACAAGCTTACCTTCAGGGAGATCCAGGAAGACGCGAAGCTTCTCTGAAATCTTCTGTTCCCTGTTGAAGCCGTTGTTCTTAGCACGGTTGGCAGACTTTTCACCAGTGGGATCGTCCTGCTTAGCCTTGATCTTTCGCACAATCTTAGTGAGCGACTTAAGTTCATTACGGAAGGCGGTAATTTCAGTGAGAACGGTTTCAATAGACATTGTATATAGTTTATGTCTATCATCTTTAAGTGTATGTATATTCGTGTAAAAAATATTATATATATTAATGGATGTTAAACTCTATTCGAAACCTGCAATTGATAAGTACATGAACGACAATCTTTTTTTCAATGACGATAAATTGAAAAAATACTATCTCAGGGATGAAGCGAGGGACCTTGGAAAATTCAGGAAACGAATAAAAGATAAGTTTTCAACTAAATCATTCGATAAGTTTGTATATGTATGTGTCACCGATATCACACGTGATATCATACTTACAACGATAGGTGAGCTCGGTGAATTCATGAAAAGTATGGGGGACCTGATTGTGAGTGGTGGTGAAGCGTTTAACATGTACATGCCATATGATAAGAGAGTCGTGACTACCGACATCGATGCCAAGTTTGTTCCCAGAATAACCTATGATGCAAAATATTTTGGTAAGCTCCAGGCTATTAAACTGATCATGTGGGATAAACTCGGACAAATTGCACAGAGACTAAATACCCGCATCAAGGCGCGTATTTTGACGATAGATAGGAAAGTTTTGAAATACCTTGGTATAGGGTTTAAACAGGATGGACCATATGTAACGCGTAGGTATACGCTCATAAAGAAAAAAAAGGCTCGGACCAATAACAAACCAGCGAAAGGTGACGTATTTATAGACGTCGAGTTATTTGCATTAGATTTGAACCTACGAGTATTCTCACCGGAGAAAGGTAAGATAGATAATATCGTACTAGGTGGTTTGTTGGATATACCGTATATGCGCCCCCGGGAGTTTGGGTATGACGTTATTCGAACACTCAAGAAAGGTGTTACATATAGAAACGTGACGACAAATAAATTGATTATTAATAAGAAAATATATGTCGCGAGTAAGGAATTTTTGATAGATGATATTTATTTGATGCATACATTGAAACTTCGACCCGAAAAAAGGGAGAAGGATCGTCAACGCCTTTTAAGACTCGCGCAAATGTTTGATAAACGTATTAAATCCACGGATTCAATTGAGGCTATTTTTAAACGCGTCAAATCTAAATTGACACGTGTATACACTTCAAAGGTTACGAAGCGTCGAGATGTTTCCATGAAGAATGCACTTCAGGTAAACCCACAAAAGTATGCAAAATATACGACGGAACCTTCGAGAGAGAAGTTATCTAAGCAGATTGTCCATGGCGTTAACCCAGTTACAAAAAATGCAACTGTCGAAGGGTACGAACGTTCGAACGGTAATCAAAGGTTTAATTTAAACACACTCAGGTGGAAACGTAATAATACGAATGCGTATACCGGTAATGGATTTGCATTACGCCCTGTCGAGCATAAGCCAATACCAAGGGACTTAAATGTACAGGCTACGTTATATGGGTTCAAACCGAGAAGAGATGGATGGGTACCTAAACCTCTCCTCCAACGTTCTGCAGCTATACCCTTTATTGGTTTAAAGAATTGATACGTATATCATACACAAATGATCTACGACACTATTGCCAAAGGTGACGATGGACTTTACCATGTACATGCGTTCACTGACGAACATAAACGATGCTTCGTTAGACTTGACGATGTGGTAATCACTGATGCGACTGATGACATTACATTCGATGTCAACGCGTCCACTGCAATCGACGAAATTCACGAGTCTAACATTCAGAACGCGATTGAAAATGGTGAATCGTGGTTTGGTAAGAAAGTTTCTGAAAAAACTATCAGATCCGCCTACATTCGCGACGAAGCACTCACAGCAGAATGCATTGACCAGACGAAGATTTTTGGGTCTGATAAGGAACTCCTTGACAGGGAAGCCCTTGTGGTCGATTCCAAGTGTTCGGTACTTTTGGAATTTAATGGAATGTGGTTTGCCAAAAAAGCATTTGGTCCAGCCTGGAATGTGGTACAGGTGAAGATCGAAAATGCGGAATCGGAACCCGCTCAGGAAGCTTTTGATAAATCATACCCAGAAGAGTATATGTTCGGCGACGATCAATAAAAAAAATTTGTTAACACTATATAAAGATGTCTCTTACAAAGCGTATGAACAATATCCCCTATGGTCGCATGTTGTTCGCTGTTGTTTTGGGTGTCACTATTATCGTGCTCCTGAAAACCTACGGTAAAACTTCCACCTACGCCGTGAACGAAAAATCGTACGCCCCTATCGGCGCATCTGAGGAAGTCGGCGCATCCCCTCAGGGTATGCTCCCTACTTCGGCTGAATCTAACTGTGAAATGAAGGCTGGAACGGGGTTGGCGTCTTCCCTGCTCCCCCGTGAGGTTGCCTCCCAGGAGGAGTTTGGCGAGTTCGCCCCCGAAGATGTTCTCGCCGGTCAGAATTTCCTCGAACCCCGCGCTCAGATTGGCATCCCCGAAACCACCGGTGGTGCTCTCCGCAACGCCAACCAATCTATCCGCGCCGAGCCTCCTAACACTAAGGAAGCTTTCATGTGGAACAACTCTACCATCAGCACAGATAGCATGCAGCGCCCCCTTGTTTAAAGGACTTAAAGGTAATTACCATAATTAAAACACATGTCTAGCGTAACTGCAGACGATCTCACAACCAGCGTCTCTAAACTAGTTGAACTTAACCAGCAGATTAAAGAAGCCAGATCAGATATTAAAATCCTTTCACAGGCAGAAAAGGCACTTAAGTTACACATCAAAAAATTAATGATAGATAACGGCCTCGACGTAATCAATACCAAAACTGGTAAAATCACAGTCAAGAAAAACATCAGGAAAGTCGGTCTAAACAAAGACACAATCAGAGAAGGACTAAGCGTATTTTTCGAAGGAAACGATACACAGGCGGAAAACGTATTACAGGTCATACTCGAAACGTTACCAACAAAGGAAACATCAACTATATCTATTACAAGCACAAAACCCAAAAAAAACTGAATAATGGTTTGGTGTCAGTATGTGTACGAAGCGACGACGGGGAATGATGTAGAAGTTGACAGCGATGGTGAATTTATTGAAGACGAATACGAGCAGACGATAGAAGATTGGGAAGTCCAATACTCAGACGAATTACACATGATGTGGAACAAGATTGACACCTTCTTGTATGACGCGCACATCACGCATTCGGGGCAGTTTTGCGACTTTGTTGAATTCTGTTACAAAGAGCACGACCCACTCCAGGAAAGAGTAACTTGGGAAGACGAAGAACAACATGTATGGTATGAAGAACGAGTGGCTTATATTTGGAAACATGTCAGGCGTACTGTGAATGATAACGGTCTCCATGAAGAAATGATGAGGGGGGCTGCTTTTAACGATTTCTTGGATTTTGTTAAAAATTATATGTGCATATACTAAATGCTCCCCCTTATCGCTTCTCAGAAAGTGGCGATCCCCTCCATGTTGTTCCTCGCACTCAGCCCAGGTATGCTGGTGAGAACGAACGGTATGAAGTTCTCTGTCGGTAAGGTTGGTACGGATCGCGTTTCGGTCCTCTTCCACGGTCTCGTGTTCTTTCTGGCTTACTCCATGATCGCGAAGGCTATGGGACTTGTTCTCACACAGAACGATTTACTCGTGACGACTACGCTATTCATGGCGCTCAGCCCCGGTATGCTGCTCACAATCCCCCCGGGTAAATTCATGTCGGGTGAGACGTCCCAGGTGGCTATCTTGACACACACCGTCGTCTACGCGCTTGTCTTCGCTCTTTTGCGAAAGCAATTTCCTAAGTTCTATTAAGTGACAGAATGGAATACCTTGTTATAGGTCCCTCGTCTATGGGTTTGTTTGGGTTCATAGGATCTTTGAAACGCCACGAAGAAAAATTAAAAAATATAAAAGAAATTTCGGGCTCATCAGCCGGTGCCGTATTGGGTGCATGTTTAGCACTTGAGATACCACTTGATAATGTACTTGACAAGTTCATGAAAGTAGATATAGAAAATTTAGCAAAATATAAACTAAGAATGTTCTTCAGGAACTATGGTCTCGTAGACATGGATCCGGTCCGGGGTGCAATTGTCGATATTTTCGGGCATGACGTAAAGTTTGGGGAGTTGAAGAAAAAGTTGCACGTATCTGTTTACAATTTAAACAGGGGGTGTACAGAATACTTTTCGAGTGATACACACCCAGATATGCACGTCGTAGATGCAGTTTGTATGAGTATGTCGATACCGTTTATAGCGTGTACCGTGCCGTATAATGGTAATATATACCTCGACGGTGGTACTAAAGAAGATATCCCATTGACGCCGTTTTTTGGAAAACCTTATCATAAGGTGCTTTCTTTCAAACTTAGATTAAGGGATCAATATATTAATAAAATAAGCTCGTTTCATGAGTTTATTAGTGCGTTATTAGAACGTGCGTTGAGTTTGCGGGGAGAGATAGATACATCTAGATTATGTAAGACAATATTAGTGTCAACAGGTGAACATAACTTATTCAAATTTGATATGTCCCACGACGATAAGTTACGTATGTTCTTTCTAGGATATAACGACTAACAACCCAATTGCTATATTTATTTTATCTAGATATAACAAGATGGATGTGTGTGATCCAGATGCCAAGACAAAAAATATCAGGAAACTGATAAAACTCCACACGGGCAAAACCATAAAGATCTCGAGAGATAAGGTGTGTGACATTATGAAAGATGTTGATCGTGGGAAATTACCACTCCCACCTTTAGTGCTTACACGGGATAAACGTTACCTATTAGACCCCAAGTCTCCACTCACATGGAAAGATTTTGAAACTTTATTCAAATCCAGCGTAACTTCGAAAGTTGTTAAGAGACTGGCGAAAAAGGTTGGTTTGATTGAGACTGACAAGACTATATCAGATTTAAAACGTGCCATAGGTCGGAAGTTGATGAGTATGAACATCCGCGAACCTGTTTTATTACCAGGGTCCCATGTATATCCGAAGGTGAAGAGTAAAGAGTTCCGAAATGAGGAAACACCCGTTCAAATCGATGAGAACCGGAACCGTGGTGAGAACCGGGACGAAAACCGGAACCGTGGTGAGAACCGGGACGAAAACCGGAACCGTGGTGAGAACCGGGACGAAAACCGGAACCGTGGTGAGAACCGGGACGAAAACCGGAACCGTGGTGAGAACCGGAACCGGAACCGTGTCAATAACACGTCTAATTCAAAATTACAAAATACGTTAGCGCGTAAGCGTCACATGGATCGCATGAAACAAATGTCTAAAGGTGGTATATATACTGTACCTGACGGTAGTTCTAAACTTAACAGTATCACTGCTAATAGGCGGAAACTTAACATGAACGTAAAGATGGAGAATCTGAAACTCAATACTAACCGCCGTGTGCAAGAACAGAAACGTAATTTCAATAGACGTTCTTCCGAAAAACAGGTGATCGAGGAGCGTCGCAAGAGACGTGAAGCCTTGATAATTGAGACCAAAGTACGAAACGGGAGACGCGCGGAAATTAACGCAAAAAATCGAGCTAGAAGAGCAGAGGCGGCAACAAATCGCGAGTACGAAAACAAGAAACGTGCTCAGTTGAAAGCGAATATAAATTCACAGCGTGTGAAGAGTTTAGAAAAAAATTACACTAACCTCAAAACTAAGACGACGAATACTCTAAACAAATATACCCTTCGCAAAAAGCTGGCGGATACGCAAATGAGTAATTCATCGTCGAAGGTGAGGGCACTCGATAAGAAGCTGAAATACGAGTTAGACCGTGCAGATATAGAACGCGAAATGGGTAAGAAACTTCAATCAGATTTAAACGCGGTGGCGTTAAAAGTTGAGAAGAGTGAGCAGCGGGTCAGGGAAATAGAAGAAGAACGAGGTGAGCTGAATACCAGAATAAAGGACTTACAGTCGCGGTTAGAGACACAAGCTAAAAATGGAACTGTAGTTGAAGCTGAGCGACTGACTAAAGAACTGAATGAAGCTAAGGTTAAAATCGAGAAATTAACGAGTGAAGTATCTACACTGACAAATAGCACGAACATGGCGGTTGCGAGTGCTACGAAAGATTTGAATACAAAGCTTGCACTGGCAGTTAAGAATAAGAACAACGCCGTTATAGCTTCAAATGCTGTGAAGAAAAAAGCTGCATTATCTGAGGCTAAGTATAAAGCGGCTAGATCTGAAATGAATTTAAAAAATGAAGAGAAAACTCACCGAGAACTTAATTCTAAATTGAGAAAGCGGGTCAAATTGAATGGGTTATTAACGAATATAGGCGTGACGAATAAAACCGTGTTAATGAATGAATATAATTCTGCTATCAAAAATGGTAAAGATCCAAATGAAACTATTGATAAGATAGTCAAAGAAGCCCGCTTATTGAACAAAGAAACTGCACGCACATCGGCTGCACTAGCTGCGACCGCGGTAGCAAAAATTTCGATGCAAAGTGAGTTAAACGATATCAGGACACAAAAGGAGGAGGCTCTCGCGAAAGCTGCGACTGAAAAGAACGCGGCTGTTGCGGAAGCAAGAAACGCCGCACGAACAGCTGCCATGGCAGAAACAGCTACAGAGAAGGCTGCAGCCGAACAAAAACTAAAGAATGCTCAAGCCAAAATTAACGCGGCAAATGCGAATAAGGCACAGGCTCTCGCGAATGCTAAAACTGAACGGAATGCTGCTTTAGCGGAAGCACGAAAGAGTGCAAATCTTGAACTACAGAATAAGAATGCAGCACTCATGGGTGCAGCTCGTAACGCAAACGCCGCAAAAAAAGAGTTGAATGCTATCCGGTTCCAGAAAGAAGCTGCTCTCGCGAAAGCTGCGACTGAAAAGAACGCAGCTGTTGCGGAAGCAAGAAACGCCGCACGAACAGCTGCCATGGCAGAAACAGCTACAGAGAAGGCTGCAGCCGAACAAAAACTAAAGAATGCTCAAGCCAAAATTAACGCGGCAAATGCGAATAAGG